TTCGGGGGCGTTGGTCAAAGCGTTTGTTCAAATTCCAAAACACCCCCCTACCGGTTAACGTCTGTCTCTTATCTCTCGCAAGGTTTCGAGTCTGTGACAAGACTCACACAACACAATAAGGTTGCTTCGTTCCAAGAATAATTCAGGATGATATCTGACAGGCTGAACGTGATGAACCTGTAGTCTCACAGTTGCGCCGCATCTTTGACAACATCCTACCTCTTTAATTGTAGCCTTGCTTAAGGCTCTCCATTCTGGAGTCTTATAGTTCGCAACGCGTTCCATATTCTCCCAGGATGCACGATCTCTTTCTGCTTTGCGTTGGTCTGCAATAGCTTTATGCTTAGCACAATAATATCCTGATGTAACAAGCTCATTGCAACCACACCAACCGCACAACTTCAATTTCATTTATTTTCACTCCAGTAATACTTACAATCAATAACTCTTCTTATGTAGCCATGATATAAGCAATGATAATTTGTGCATTTATAACAATTCATTATCATTTCAGTGTCTCCAATTGTTTAATCATTTCTTCTTTATGGTCTTTTGCATATTCAAGAAATGCAGATACTTCAGAATTACTCATACACAATGGCAACCAATCCATTAAAATACATCCCCATTTTTCAATTTCTTCTTCTGTATTCATAATTATTTATCTCCTATTAAATTTCTTAATCTTTCATTTTCCTGTCGAAGTTCAATATTAATTCTCTGTCTAAATAATTATTCAATTGCTGATTAAGATTTATGTTTTCATCCAGCAATTTTTCATTTTCTGCTATAAGCTCTTTAACTTTCTGCTCATATTCATCTAATGTTTTATTTATTTCTCTTATTGTCTGTAAAATATCCATTTATTTCTCCTTTTCAATTAATTCCATTCTAGCTTTGATAATTGCGCATCCTGTATCCATTGAAGCAAGTTGTGCTCTAATTAGAGAGAGTTCTGCTTTGCTTATGCCAAACCTTTCTCTATTTAATATTTGAAACCTTAAATTCTGCCTTCCAGTTTCCATAAAGTTCAATTCAGTTTGTAAGGTTTCTACCTTCTTATTCAATTTGTACACCTCCAATTATCAACTTTTCAAATCTTGGATAAATTGCAAAATGCAAATGACAACCTGAAGAAATTCCGGAAGCTCTACGGCCTCTTACTCCACCACTTAACCCAATAACATCACCTTGTTTTACTTGTTGACCTTCTTTTACTTTTGTTAAGGATAAATGACTGTACAATGTCTGCGAATTCTCATGCTCAAGAATAACAACCCCGCCATAAATCTGGTGACCTTTCCATTGTCTGCCGTTGTAATATCCTGGATAACAACTTATAACTACACCGTCCTGTGCTGCCATTACTGGCGTCTTATCAACACACGCAATATCTAAGCCATTATGATAAAGCCCCGAAGTCTGACCGCCTTCTGCATCTCCAATTACTTCACGCAGTCCCTGATCCGACGATATCGCAACAATATTTTCCTTTGATACCGGCATAATGAACCCGCCCATAAGTTCATACTGGCTTGCCCATTCCATTCTTTTTTCGTCGCCTGATTTGTAGCCAAAATAAAAACATAAGGCGCACCCGATAATCATTGCTGAAAACATAGTACCAACTGTTATCAACACATTTTTCATTTTTTTATTTCCTTTTCCCTTCGCATTTTCTGTCTATTTATTTTCTTCTGAATTGCCAGTTCAATATCTTCATTATCAATTTTGAAAACTGATTTAACATACTCCATAGTAATAAGGACATCTGCAATTTCTTCTATAAGGTTTTGAGTTTCCTTTGCGCCATAACAATAACACTTGTTTATTGCCTGAATGTATTCTGCGCCCTCTTCCATTGCTTTACGTGTCTCAAATGTGGATCCATAAAAAGCAAGATTTTCTTTTATTTCTAATAAATATTCTTTTTTCATTTTCTCCTCAAAAACTAAGTTCCAACTGTTCGGTTTTTCCGAACATTTCTTTTTTATCTTCTGGATCTTCAATTTCTACCAACCAGTTTTTATACAACAAGCTTTTAATTTCATTCTTTCTTCTTTTAGCTTCTTTGTTGCCTGTCTTAGAATAAACTTCTTTCCACCATTCAAATTGCTTTACATAAAAAGTCTGAAAATAAGACTCATACCTACCAAACATAATTACCTCTAAAAAATACATTCGGGGCTTTCGCAAGTCTCCTGGCGTGAGCCTTTCAACGAACCTTTCTCACTCTTGCTACTAACCCAAAATGCTATGTCAATAAATTCCACCACGAATTTAGTGAGACCTAAAACACCGACCACTTATCAAGGTTACACATTCCGCCTTCTTTGCATTCTCGTTTTTCCCTATCGAAATGGACGCATACATTACAACCTCCCCAAGTCTGAAGAAGTTTTTCAAGAAGATTTATTTTTCTTTCTTCTTTCTCTTTGTAATTTGCATATATGTTCTTTGTTTTTTTCATAGTATTTTCTATGTTTTTCCCTCATTTCTTCTTTATGTTCTTGGTAATAATTATTTCTTTTTTCATTATTTTTTGATTTTTCAACCCTGTAATGCCCATAAGCTGTTGCCATACCTAGATTCTCTAATACGTCAAGCTGTTTACTTCTTAATTCCGCCTGTATTATTCTAAGTTTGTTAATTTCGGGGCAACCTTTAACCGTTCCTCCCATACTGGAATAAATCCCCATATATTTCTGATTTATTTTTCCAATATTTTCAGGACTAAAATTTGTTTTGTCCCCGTCCAAAAAAATAAACTTATCATTTTTGTTGAAAATATAATCTTTATGGCATTGCTCATAAACCCAACGGGCCTTACTTATCCAGACACTTGGTTGTGCAACCTTTATGTATACAAAGCCTTTTTTCATATGCTCTGAATAAATAGGCAAAGCCTTAGTAGAACCATGAGCAAAAGTTGTTGTTCCTGCTCCACACCTAACCCTTTCATTACAGAATGCTGTAAAACTCACATCATCCGCTTCCGGGAAGGCCAGCAAGAACCTTTCATACTGTTCTTGCCTTGTTCCACACTTTGAATTTACCTTCATCCAATTATGTTTATCTTCATCCCATATTTTTCTGAAGTGATCCATTATTCAATACCTAGAACCCCATTGTAAATTGGACCTGTAGACTCACAAGTCTTAACAAGATTTAGTTTGAATTCCTGCATCTGCATATAATTGTTAGCAAGTGATGAAATTGCCTTGCTCCGTTCTACAACCTGTTTTGCTGCTTCTGGATCTTCGAATAAACTGTCATCATTCAATTTTTCAATCTGGTCGATTAAAGTTTTTTCTACTTCCAAAAAAATTCCATTCATTTTCGACATTGACATTTCTCCTGTTAAATTTTGGTTTTTTCGCAAACACGTAAGATGTTTGAGTTTCAACTAATGTCTTCTGGTAGACTGTTTCATTCAAAGGACTATAAGTTAATCGCCTATAGCATTTTCTCCAGAATTCCTTATCATCTGTCTTGCACATTTCAAGAAATAAAATCATTCTGTAATATGCAGAAAAATTGTAACTGTCTATAACCAATAGCGCCTCCCTTTTGTTTTTGAAGAATGTTTAATTTTTAAGCCTTTTTTATTCAGATATTTCCTAAAACTGTCGTAAGAATAACCACTCAATTTTTTTTCCAAATCAGATTTGAACATATAACTTGTTTTAAGTTCTTGAATAAGGTTTTCAAAAATATCAGTTTTTGTCTGGCTTAATTCTAAAGTCATACCTCCAAAACGCCTTTCTAATTCTTGCTGTACATATTGAGCATTGAACCCATAATAAGAACTAATCCCCCATATCCACTTATCAGCAAGATCACTTTGCAGAAATTCAACAGCTTTAGCCTGTGCAATACTTTTTGTTTCGCCTTTTTCAAGCCAGGATTTTCTACCTTTTTTTTGGCTCTCTAATATGGCCATATATAACGCCATTGAAACCATTTCTATACATCCCTTTAAGGCCAATTTATCGTCATTCATCTTTTTTCTCCATTATCAAATCAATATCAGCATCAACCAGAAAAAATTCAGTTGAAGGACGAAGAAAAACAAGTGTATTCACTTCATCAATAATGTAGGAATAGAAGCTCTTAGTTATCGCCCACAAATCCCACCTTTTAGCCTGCATTCTATTGCAGATTTCATCTGCGCAATTGAAAGCAATTGTTTCCTGCTGCGAATAACACATCATTCTTATTTGTGCTTTTTCGCTTTTCTGCATTACTATCAATGTCAGATCATAGATAATGGCGAACATCTCCCCCAGTGCTGCATCATTACCTTTCTTGTACTCAAACTGTAGATTGAACAGTTTTTGTTGATGATTTTTCGGTTTCTGAAATCTTGGTAATTTCTCAAGAAAATCTTCAAGATGTTCAGGGAACATATCAAGTTGGCGCCATTCATTCACGAGGCACAAACTCCTTTTTCCATTCTGCAACCCGTTCAGCATTTGCAATTTCATTCAAGTTGAAATTACAACAATCACAGAAAAGGTCTTTGTCTGTTGCTTCTGCTCCGCAAACTGGGCAGTTTATCCATTTTATTTTTTTTCTTGGGGGATTCTTAACTGAAAGATATTCACTCATTATCTGTTCAGAAGTCGCCATTTTATAAAATAGATTTTTTGGAGATTTTGCATTTTTTAATTTTGCTTTGTCATATACAAATCTGAGGTAATTATCAGGAATAACATCAAATTGTTTGCAAATGGAATTTACAGAAGGCGCAAAATCTTCTGAAAATATATATCTTTCTGTATTGAATAGTTCATTGCATACATTCTGAATATTTTCTTCTGGCTGACTGGCTGTGTTTTTTTCTTCTGCATGAGATACAGAGTCAGAAGCAGATACATATACATTATCAGATACAGATACAGATACACGCCTCCTAGACTGTCCGTTCGGCTCCGTTCGGCTTTCCGAGTTAGCCGACTCTGCCTTTTTGCTTTCTGCTTCGTTGTGTCTTTTTTCATTTGCGGCACGCAAATTTTCCAATCTGGCCTCATACTTTGCCTTGTCATCATCAATGTATGATTTTGTTTTGTTCCAGTCTCGAATGTCACGCCAGTCTGTGAATTCAGGTTCAATGTCATATAGGCCATAGTTAATGGCATACATTGCCCATTCTCCTTTGAGTTCGTTTGGAATATCTTTTATGAATTCTTCGTGAAAAACAAAACTTTCTCTCATTTATGCAACTTCCTTAATAAGTCCAGAAATGTATTTAACACCTTTCTGTGATACTATTGTCTTAATGTTAATTTTGATGTCACCATTTGGCATTGTGTACTTGCTTTCAATTGTGCGGAAATAACCGCAGTCAATATATTTTTGATAGGGAATGTTATTTGACATCAACACATTAGAATTCCGCAACTTTTCAAAAAGTTTTGTTCTGCCAATTCCGACAAGCTTTGCGGTCTGCCCCATATCAAGATAATCTTTGCTTTCTGTTACCTGGTGAGCAAAGTCAATATATGACTGTTCTTCAAGAAGCTTGTTTTCTGCCTGCTCTGCTCTTGCCTGCAATTCAATGATCATTTCCTGTTGCATTTGCATTGCCTGAGCAATAAACATCTGTTTTTCTACATCTGTCTTAGGCGAAAGCATATTTACTCCGGACCGTGTCTTGTTCTGCAATGCAAGTTTAATTGCGGTTGCCTGTTCTTCATTGAACATAAACCCGCCCTGTGAATTTTTCACAACCTTTTCAAAAACTGGCGAAGATAAATTCGCGAGTTTTTCTGCTTCCATTTGTACAGATCTTGTAGAAACTCCAAGAACTTCTGCAAGTTCTCTTGTGCTCATCATTTTTTCTGTTGACAATTCATTCATAGTGTCCTCCCAAACCCTTAGAATAATTCTGTCTTAGGTTTTTCCATTTCAGATTTTCTTAACTTAACCTGGTCATTAAGGTATTTAAGAATTTGTTCAGTAGATCGTGCGCCAATCCAAGTTTTAACTTTTGCTGTCATTTCAGCCCCGAAAATAGATTTTCCGTCAGAGTAAGTACTGTTAAGAATGTTTTGAATTTCAGAAGGAATTCTAATTTCAGTTTTTTTGTTTTCTTCAGTTTTTTTCACGTTTTCGTTAGTTTTTTTATAATTTTCATTATATTTTTTCACGTTTTCGTGATTTTCAACATTCCCGTCAACATCTTCGTCTGAGCTTATTCCGAGAATTGAGCAAAGGGCATATCTCTTCATGTAGGTAATTGCTGCACCGAGATTTTGCGCCGCATTAGTCTTTGCCATTTGGATTTCCGGCATTGTTACCTGGTCGCCAAAATATTCACCGCTTGTATGAATAATCATTGTAGTAAGAGTGTTGTCTGAAAGAAGCTGACTGAATGCAAGGCCATGTTTCTGTAGAACTGGTCTTATTGAAGAAATGACTGTGTCTAAATTAGTGTAATTGTAACCATATCCTTTGCAGTCTTTTGGTAGTGTTGAGAATTCACCTTGCGCAGAAACAAAAGCTTTGAAAATGTTGTCAGTAGTATTTGAATGAATCATTTTAACCTCTTAAAATGGGATGTCTTCCTGAAATGCTTCACCTTCAAAGGCATCTGCTACAAGGTCAACCGCTTTCTGAAATTTTGGATCTCCATTTCCTTTTGAGTTTTCTTTTCCGCCTAAAAGGTCAATTCCATTTGAAAGAATATAAATTTTGCTTCGGTTGTTACCTTCTTTATCTGTCCAGCGGTCCTGAATAAGTTCCCCATTAACCGCAACCTGTTTGCCTTTCAAAAGATACTGTTTTAAGCTTTCTGCAAGTTTGCCTATTACTTCAACTTCAAAAAAAGATGTCTGATCTTTATTTTTTCTTACAGCAATAGAAAACTTCCCAATTGCCATTCCCCCAGATGTATAAGACAATTCAATGTCCTTTGTTAATCTGCCGATAATGTTAATATTGTTCATTATGTCCTCCATAAAAAATTACAAAAAATAGCACAGGGAAATAGAAAGGGATGTGGGTTTCTTTCTTTCCCTGCCGTTGTCTTTCCAACTGTCAACAAATTCTATTCTCTCACCCTCTAAAGTGTAGAAACCTAAACCTTGTTTCTCCAGTTGCTGTTTGTTTTAGCATTTCTGGTTTTCCATTTTTCGCATATCTCACCAGTAGTTAAAGCTGTTGATTTCTGTGTATCGTTTGGATCTACCAATTTACCTTTATCATCAACTGGAAATGATTTATACTCGATAATCCCTGTAGGGCAATATCCATAATCTGCAGCAATTTCTGCATCCATATTCATGAACATTAGTTCATCCATTAGTAAGCCTCCTGAAGTTCAAGAGCTTTAATCTGGATAAGACGGTCTTGTGCACACCGCAGAACATTTGTATAGAATTTCTTAAGGAGTTCATCACCGCCAAAGGCTGCAAGATTTTTACACGCTTCCGAATAAAGCCAGTCTGCAGTTCTTAGTTTTTCAAATTCCTTTTTATTCATTTTTAGCCCCCAAAGCTTCAATGTATTCAGGTCTGTATCTAACAGATCTAGCACCCCAAGACAATTGATAATCACTTATCAAAGGTTTTATATACCGATAGAAAGTTGAACGACTTATTTTTAATTCCTTGCATATATCTTCAATAGTTTTCAACATCCTACTTTCTCCAAAAAAAATGCCCGCCTATGCTGATACCTACATAGACGGGCTCGGTCGCGTTTTTTTGCACCAGAGCACAACGTGCTCAAATAAAGGTATCAACTTATTTCAACACGCTGTTTTATCAACCCCAGCAACGCTGGGGATAATAAAAAAAGTTATTTTGTTTTCAAGGAGAAAACATTATAAAATCAAGTTTTCTTGATTTATAAGTTTATTATATCAAGTATTCTTTGTTTGTCAACTAATTTAATCAAGTTTTATTGATTTTTTTTCGAAATTTAATTAAAAGGAGAAAAAATGAATTTCGGCGATAGATTATTAGAACTTTGTAGAATAAATGATAAAACAAGAAAACAAGTTGCAGAGTTTGCGGGATGTTCTGCACAAGCAATTACAGATGTAATCAATAAGGGCTCAATCCCGAGTGCAATGATCGTTTATAAAATTGCACAGTTTTTCGGAGTAACGGTTGAATATTTAATTACAGGAAATGAACCACTGGGTCTTTCTAATGAAGAAATTAAAATACTTAAAATATGGGGAAATATTCCAGAGGATAAAAAAGAAAGTGCACTAATGATGTTAGAAGCACTTGCGGAAAAAAATAGTAACGTTAACGTGTCGGGGGCATAAATTCAGCTTCAGGGCATAAAAAAAGGACGTGCCCTTTCGAGCGCGTCCAATATTTAAAAAAAGTGTAACTTATATATATCAAAATAATTAAAACTCGTCAACAATAGGCAAGAAGAGATTATTTGCACACGTAGCAAGATCTGCAAAGTCTTGTTCTTTCGCGTGGTTCGCATAATGTTCCAACATTGCAGCTGTCTTGTGGCCTGTTGCCCTTTGAAGTTTTCTCTGGTCAATAAAATCTGCCATTCGTGCTGAATAAAGATGTCTCCAGGCGTGAAAGCAAATAGAATTCGGGTCAGAATATCCTATCTTAGATAATGCGTCTCTCAAGCATACTAACCAGCGTTTGGCGTCCATAGGTTGCCCCGGAATAAGTCCATAGAACACAAACCCTTTCAAGCCTTCATTATATGGATTTGAATTAGCCTGCTTAAGAAGAAGATCTCGAAGTTGTGGAGGAATTGGAACTTCCCTTGCTTCGCCATTCTTAGGTGTCTTAAGACAATTCTCTCCACGGTCCCAAGCGTGGCGAACATAAAGCCTGTCTACTCCAATATCTTCAAGCCTAAGAGCTTGAATTTCACCTGCACGCATTCCAGTACACATTGCTGTAAGGTTTGCAAGTCTTGAATATTCTGTTTTCCATTCAACCGCAAAAACTGCACTAGCTTGTTCAAGGGTTAAAACTTCCCTATGCTTATGAGTAACAGCAACAAAGGTTAAACCTTCAAAGCAATTGTTCTGTGTAAGTTCATTATTGTATGCCCATTTTAACGCGGTTGTAACTGCTCTTGTTATCTGGTTAATGCTTTCGGGGCTCAATTCCAAATCGGTCAGATACTTCATGAATGATTTAATGTCTTGCTTTGTAACTGCTCCAAGAGAAATATCTTTGAAGAAAGGCCTGTAATGTTTTTCTACATAGCCATGATTTCTTTTTACGTAGTACTTGTGTATAGAATGATGATACATTTTTTTCTCCTGGATATATGGCGAAGTTTCCCAATTCCAGAATCTCTCTAAGAAGTCTACAAGCTTTTCGCTTGAGGGAGTTTTTGCTGCAACATAAGAATCAATTTTATCTTGTCGTTTGAAAAGTTCTTGTACCTGGCTGACCTGTTCTTCTGTTAGATCTGATAGAGCAATTCTTTCAAGAAGCTTCTTAAACTCAACAGTTGTTTTTTCTTCTTCTTTTTTTCTTTTGTCTTTTGGAATTCCTTCAAGAAGCCATTGCTGCGCAATTTTGTCTGCTTCTGATTTCTTACCTGTTCCGGTTGATTTCTTTGTGGTCTTAGTTCCAGTTTCTTCATCATAAAAAGAAACATAATAAGTGCCATTACGTTGATAGAGATAGTAGGGTTTCATAGTGCCTTCCTTTTAAAGGGTATACTTTGGGGTATATATGAGACACTAAATTCAATAAGTGGTGGATTTTTCCATTATATAATTGCTTATAATATGGAAGAAAAAAACAATATTTATATATATATACCTACTGCTTAGTACGCAAAGGTGTACCTATATAATATTGTCAAATTGGAGATAAACCTGTCTAAAAATTTAGGGTACACTTTGGGGTACATATACCCATTTTTTAGTGGTTTTTACCTTTTTTTTGCAAATTTTCTTGCAACTTCATTTTTCTATTTCTTTGTATTATAAAGATTTAGAAGTTTCGGGACCAGCCGGACTCGAACCGACAACCTACTGCTTAGAAGCGGGCAAGGGTTTGTTTTTCTGTGTTCCCACTTGTTTTTTTTAGTGTCATAATTCTTTATACTACAAGGAAATATTTTTTGCAATAATTTTTTCCTATATTTTTCAAGGGGGGCATTTTAAAATTTTGGGGTACACTTTTGGGGTACACTTTTTTAATTTTTTTTATTTTTTTTTGTAAAAAGTTATTGACGAAAAACAAAATAGATATTATTATAAAATCATAAGGCGGGAACGACAGACCGCATAGGCAATTACGAAGATTAAAAAAAGAAAACCCGCCGGAATAAAACGACAGTTCCGACGGGTTAATTTTTATCTACAACAGTAGAAATTCACAACCTAAGGAATATTCATTCTTTTAGTTGTTCAACTTATTATAGGGGATAAAATGGAAAAATACAAGGGCTATGGCTACCACGGCGGCGGCCGAAAAAAATTAGATCCAGCAGATAAAAAACAATTCAAAACTATTTCAATTTCTGGAACGCCTGAAGAAATTGAGAAAATTAAATTAAATGCGAAACTACAAAATAAATATGTTTCAAAATATATAATAGATATGAATACTGGGAACTACTCGACAATGGCGGAGTAGTTAGACAACAGATTACGACCAAACCTTGTTGGATCATTAAGAGTAATGGCTATATGCGACAATGGGGATACGAAAACGGAAATTCAGGTACATTTAGCACAAGAACAATAACCTTTCCTTATGAGTTTAACTCAAATCCTAATATTTACATAACGTCTGTTGTGGATACTTCATTCAATACTTCAACAAGTAATGCACCTTACAGATACATTTCTCGTTTTGGTTGGAATACTCGACAACTAAATCATTCACACACCCAACTGCGGACTGGTTCCAGTGGGAAGCGGTAGGAATTGTTAAGGACGGAATTGTTACACAGTCAGAAGATTAACTACTCATCAGATTGAATACTAACCCCGTCGGCAATAAAGCCCGATACATACCAGTTAATATTAAGACTGTATCCAGACACGACGTCCATATAGCAATAGAGCTTGTTAATTGTATTTCCGCTTCTGTTAGAGTAAGTTAAATTGATAAGAGGGTGAGGAATGTTGGCGGTTGCATAGTTACTGCTAGTTGTTGCTTGTTCTATTGTTTTAAGTCCGATAGTTAAAGGCAAGTAACCATTCCCCTTACTTCCTGTATATGTATAATATCCCCATTGTTCACAATAGCCATTAGACATAATTCTATATCCTTTATTGTAACTTGTAATAACATTCTTAACTACTCCGCCATTGTCGAGTAGTTCCCAGTAATCCCCGTCAAACATAAGTTCGTGTCTTGAGCCTGCTTCCCATATTCCCTCACCACAAGCAACGCCATTTACTCGAATTTCGTAGGCTCCAGTGTTTTCGACATTAAGTGTTGGATTGGTTGCGCTGTTGCCGTTTCCAAATACTGCATAAATCTTCATTCCTGCTCTTAATGGAGTTGGGAATGTTGCGCAGCTTCCAGTCTTGCTTGTGTCAGCTTCTTCACTGTTGACATTAACAACATACAAGGCGGTTGCACTTGGGAAAGTAAGGTTTGTTACTACATTGTCAGGGTCATCAGCCCACATTACGAAATTCTTGTCTTCTGGATCCAACACCTGGCGAGTTGTTAAGGCCTTTGAATACTTCATCATTTTTTCAACTTGCTCATCAGTTATAGAACCAGATACTGCAATAAGGTCAGTCTTTCCGCCAGCTTTAATTATTGTTGAACTAGAAATACTTGCATAAGATACTTCAGTAGTTGATAAATTCAAATCTGGATCTAAAATTTTAATTTGTGCAGAAAGTGCTGTTGAATCAGTCGATATTTTATATAAATGCCAAATTTCAGATTCATTATAATAAACTGGCACATTAATCTTATTTAAGTGGGAACATCCCTGAAAACACAGTTCCCAATTAGTAATATTATCTGGATTTTGAATTGTAATTTCTGTTAAAGAAGTACAAACGTAAAAGCAATACCGTAGGTTAGTAACAGAATCTGGTATTATGACATTTTGGTTGAAAGAACGGCATATACTGAAACAGTTCCCCATATCAGTAACTGTATTAGGAATTGTTATAGGTTGATTGAAGTTTGTACACCCATTAAAACAGCTTCTCATATCAGTAACTGAATTTGAAATGGTTATAGGTTGATTGAAGTTTGTACAATCATCAAAACATCTTCTCATATTAGTAACTGAATTTGGAATGGTTATAGATTGATTAAATTTTGCACACCCATCAAAACAACCTTCCATATCAATTACTGTATTAGGAATTGTTATAGATTGATTGAAATTTTCACAATCTGAGAAGCAGTTTTTCATATTAGTAACTGAATTTGGAATGGAAGGGGCTTTAACTAATCTTTTACAATTGAAAAAAGCATTATTCATATTAATAATTGTATTAGGATAAATAGTTGATGATAAGTCAATATAAAATGATTTTGAATTAAAACTTGACAAATAATTTCTAACTAAATAATAATTATCATTTGAAACATCAGTAATTGTAAAATAATGAGTTGTAGCTGTATTTGATAAAGAATTTAATTTTGAATAAAATTCATCTACAGTGCATGAATATGTTCCCATTTTATAAGCTCCATTTAAAAATTTTAGAATTTATTTGTGTTTGAGTTAATCCTGAATTAGTTGTTATAACATCATTAATAGGAGGATAACAAATTTCTCCAGCATTCGTAATAACCTTCCCACATACCCATAATTTATCTGCCTTAGACAGAATGACTACATCACGGCTTAACCCATTGATGTCTTTTTCAATTGTTCCATTGAAACTCTGTCCTTCATCATCCAAATAGACGTCATTGTCATAGTCACCATTAAATGTAAGGTTTTCTGAGTTGTTCCCGTCTTCATCTGTTTGGTTTCCGTTAAGGTTGTAAACGTGACCTGTTCCAATATACACGCCCATTTTGGGTGAGACATCACTATTAGTTATAGTTAGGTTTCCATATTCGTCTACAACATCTACACTCTGAACCGCCACTTCAAGCTCTTTAGGAGTGACAAAATTCTTTTCTTCTGGGGCAGTTGTTCTTGAATTCTCTGTGATATTAGACTTGTAATCTGGAATTGTTCCAGTTGCATCATAGACTGCTTCATTGTATTCAACCAGATTAAGAGTGTAACCTTTATCTGTTTTCTGTTTTGAAAGAATCAAGAAAGGACTTGAAATTTTAGAAAATTCGTTATCATCGTCAAGCTCGCCAAATGAAAAAATCGCACCTGCTTCGGGTATTAGTGCAGCATTTTCAAATTCTAGGGGGGTTACAAGTTCAACTTCTTTTGTTCTTCCGGTTCCAGCAATACGAATTCCAAGTGCTGCAGTTGAGAGCCCCGAAATGCAGTTAACAAGAATACCATAATTTTTATCTTCTTCAAATGTAACAGAATCACGAAGTACCAAGCCAGTAATATAACCATTTTCTGTGATTACAGAATCGATTACACCATTACTAATTCCAACCTTTAACGAATCAGTCTGAATGATAACTTTCTTAAGCAAAGGATAAGCAACAGCTTCTGGTCCTACAGCAAGAGTTATATTCTTTGTTCTCAAATTAAGGCTTGCCATATATTTACGAACAAATTTTACAACATGATCATGAGTGCAAATTCCTTCAAGAGTAAGAGAAGTTAAAACACTGTCAGAAGTTCGTTCAATTCCATTACGCATGATGTATTCAGTTTCACTCTTGAAATCTGCATCTGCATTCTTGTATGTAACTTTTACACCGTCAACCCGTCGGCCAAAAGATTTTTTATTTGAAATTGATAAAATGTTCTGTGAATTGTAACAAGCAATTGAGCCCATTTGTGACTTATCAATTCCAACTGTGATTTTATCCAGATAAAAATCTTGATAAACATATCCGTCACCAGCTGTGCAGATTTTATCCAGGATAGAAGATTTAGACATTGTTTTTGAAATCGTGTAGTCAAATTTATAGCCTCTATCTTCACAGAATTCGTACCACTCACCGAAGGCTTCAAGGTCAATTTCGTCATCATCATACTGACTTAATGGATGTACAGAACTTGTTAAGATTTCCAACGCCCAAGCTGCGGGGTTTGAAGTCTCCGATTTGATATTGCTCCATGTATGAGTTGAGGAATTCCAGACACGAGCAATAGCACCTGCTTCTATTGTGAAGTTTCCAACATTTACATCATTTTCTTTTGCGTTGAGTTCTACTGCAACATTTGTTGTGTAATCAAGTTCACGATCTTCTACACAAAGACAATTAACAAGGCCTGCAGTTCCATTATCTTCAAGAATTCCCGCCGGTTTACTTGACTTCATAGGATCAAAACATTCTGACTGAATAGAAGTCAAAACGATAGTTGGAGTAAAACTGCTTCCTGAAGGCGCACCACTTCCTATTTTAGTAGTGTAACTTATCGAGATCTTTGGATTGGTATAAGTCATTGCAGCAAAGTCTGAAAGACTGAAAGTGTAAGATCCAGTCATAAAGAATTCATTCTGGCTCATTGTCTTAGTTGTATTGAATGAATTAGTGTTGTCTGTAAAGGTTGTTACACCGTCTAAGTGGATGTATCTTTTTTCTGAATCACTCAACCAAACAGTAATTTTTATTTTTAAAGTTCTTGTAAAACCTTGAGAGTACTGGAGCCCGTCCGGAAAGTGAAGTGTTACAGTTGTTTTTTTTGTTTTTGGGTCTATATCAAACTTCGCAATAGATCCGTCATCATTTGTGAAGTCGGATGTATTAAGAGAATTGAATGATGTCTTGTAATTCAACTTAGACAAGGTTGTAAATCTTGCTTTCTGCTTGATCTCAATTTGTCCTGAATATTTACCGGTTGAAATAGAATAAACCCCGTCTTGTGGTTCTTCATCAGTGAATGTCTTAAGAACAACATCACCAGCTTTAACTTTTTTAAGTACCAAAGAAGGGAACCCAAGTTCCATATAAGAATAGAATTTTGGGGTCCGGTTAAAATGTGAATTAGAATAAGCTGGGCAAGAGTAATAAGGCTCTTGCATAAGATAAGGAGTATAATTTACTCTTCCACAGAAAAAAGGCTGACTTTCTCCTGTAGCAACTGCATTACTTGCACCAGTAATGTATGCTTTGTTTTCTCCAGAATATGAGTAAGTTTTCATTCTTGCTTCATATTCTTGTTCTGCTTTTTCTTCTTTGATTTTCTTTTCATCGCAAGCAATTACAATTTCACTTATTCCTAAAGTAAAAATACCTATCCAAATTCTACCGAATAAGTCTTGGGCAGAGTTGCCTGTGTGTGTGCTGTTGTAAATACCGCTAGTATTAGCCATTATGAATTCCCCCTATTTGAGTAAGTTGACCACACGAGAGCTGGAAAGGTCATGTTTATTCGTTCATCCTTGCTGAATGAAATTGTTGCTTTCCTTCCGTCCCAAGTAGCCTCTCCATAATTGTGGCGGCTCTTAGTCAGCACTTCAACGCCAGTTTCCCGCATTACTCCAACAACTTCTGCAGTAAAATTATAATTATTTTCAAAGATGTTAATTAAAGCATTGCCCGAACCAACAAGCTCTACTTCAAGGGTTGCGGACCCGTCAGCATTTATTGAGAAATTAAAAGATGATGCCTTATATGTGTTATTCTCATACACTACATCTGCATTATCATTGATTAAGTAGACATTTTCTGTCTCTGCTGCGTTATAGATGTGCACAAGATAAGGGAGGTTAAATCCTCCGCCATATATTAACTTTCTGTAAGAATTTGTTGTCATTTTTAAGCCTCTTCAAATGATAAAGAGATTTCTTTAATTGCCTGTCCGGTCCATGAAGGCGAGCCGATAAGGTGATAAGTTTTATTTCCGCTTCCAGTCACAAGATCTGTATGAGTGAGTGTTTCTGCCCCGGACAGAAGGGTGTTTTCAAACCAGTCTAAGAACCACTCAAACTCTGTTTTACCACTGTTAAGATTTACATCATTAACAGAAAGCATTACAGAAATACTCTTTTTAGGGCTTGAATTCTTAAGATATTGAATAACTCGCCCCGAATTGAAAGTTATCTGTTCAATATTGTCTTTATATGTTGAATCCGCACCGTAGAAATTATCATTTACTTTGTTGCTCCAGGTTGCCATTTTTTTCTCCTATAGTGGATAATACACGCCATTTTCACTTAGATTTGAACCACTCGCAAGGGCATTGTTGTAATTTCCCTTTGCAAGTTGTGAAGTAACACGTGCATCTATCTGAATTGCAAGTTCGTTTCCCTTCTGGCTTGCATTTGCCGTAACAAGATTTGCAGCACTGTTGTAGATCTTAATATTTGAACCGCCGGCAGTTGCTCCTGTAACTGTCTTGTACATATTCCAGAGTTGTTTCTGGGTAAAAATTGCTTCACCACTATTAACATTTGCCTGAACATGATCCCCACTCCAGCTTGAACCTGGAACAATACCACCAGTTTCGAAAGAAGGTTTTACAGGTTTATTCGCAATAATTGCGGCCTCTTCTGCAGCACCTGCAACCGCCATTACTGCGGCCATTGCGATACCTACATAAGGGTTGCCAGATTTAGCAAGAGCTTCTGAAACGGCAAGTGCTGTATTTGCTGCGGCAGTAACTATGTTCGCAGTCCATTGTGCCATTTCTATTTCATAAGTTTTCTGTGCGGCTTCTTTTTCAATCTGAATCTTTTTCTTTTCGTACTGCTCTTCATTCAGCACACCTTGCTTATATTGCTGTTCAAGGTTTTCCAATTGGCGTTCTGTGTTGTTCTCAATAGCATCTGCAATTGAACCAAGAATAGTTTGAAAACCTGTTGCAAATTCCTTAACAATAGAAAGGTTTTCTGAATAAATTGAATAAGTTGCGTTTGACGCCTTTTCTTTTGTTTCTTCAAGTTTGTCATTAAGTTTAGTCAAGGCTTCATCATAACCCTTGAGAAGTTCCTTATCATCTGCTGTCATTGACTCATACAGTTCATGCATCTTGTCAATTTCTTTCTGGATTGTGTCGATTTCTGTATTAGTATGCTTTTCAATTGCTTTCTGGAGTTCTTCACGTGCCTTTGCGGAATCGTCAATTACTTTATTTTCCTTTGCTTGCTTTTCCGCCTGTTTCTGCTTATCAGCACTTAATCTTTCTCGATATCTAATTTCTTCTTTAATTAAAATTAAATTTTCTTTTTCTATGGCGTTTAATTTAAACTGGTTTTCTAAATATGCCTGTGCAAGTTGGAGATCTTTGTCTGTATAAACTTTTAAAATACTTTCGCCTTTTTCATTAATCTTTCCTGCGTCTTTAGCAAGATCTCTAGCTTGTAAGGAAATTGACTCAAGATAATCATTAAATCTACCAGCACCTTCTGCCATAGACTTCCAGAAATTAATAGAAAAATTTTCTTTCAACGCCATTGCTGGTTGCGCAATTGCACCAAGATTTTCTATAAAATCTCCTTTTAAGTTTTCAGCTTGTTTTTTTGCATCGGCAAGGCTTTCTGCCATTCCTGAATATTTCTTTGCGATAATATCAACTGCTTCACCATTCTTAAGTTGTTCTTTTGTGAGTTCTTTTATTTCTGGAATCTGTTTTCCTAACTGGCCGATATTCCCATTAATCGCACTATTAAGCTGTGTAATTGCTGTTTCAAGTGAAATATTTGCGCCTGCAGCATAATCTGCAGCAGTGCCCATAATCTTCATGATTTCACTTTCAGTTCTGCCACTTGCTGCAAGATTAGACATCAACCTAATTGATACTTCATCGCCAATTTCAGATGTGGCTTGCAACTGGGAAGCAAACTGTTTAAGTCTGTTAACTGAAGTTTCATCAAGATATGGGTTATTTTCTGCAGCAACAGAAAGTGCTCTTTCTGCCTTTTCCTGGGTCTTATATGCTTCATAACAAGCATTTAACCCGTCTGTGAATTTTTTCAAGGTTGCAACTGATGCAGAAATTGACGCAGTTGTTGCACTGAATGCTTTTGTGAACTTAGTGAGAGAAGAAGCTTTTGCCTCTTTATTTATCTTATTTAATCCTGCAGTTACTTTATCAATGCCCTTTTGAGCTTCTTTACTATCTGCAGTAATCTTTATATTTACGTTCTTTTTGGCCATACTTATATAGTCATTATTTCAATGAATTGTTAAATTGTTCTAACTTTTCCCTTTCTTCCTGGGTTAATTCCATTTCCTGAGTTATTTCCCAAGAGGCTTTCATTTCATTCATTGCGCTTTCATAAGATTTATTTGTTTTCGTATAACATCTGTACGATATTACATCATTTAACTTTGTGTCTTTAATTCCAGCAAGTAAAGCCTTGAACTTGTGCCAGTGTATATGACTTTCAACAAGATCTAAATTGTACATCTGCATAAATGCAGAATAAATTAGATCACCGTCATATTGATAATCTAACACTGTCTTATTGTCATCAGAACTTGTTGCACGTGGCAGCACATTCCGGGGCGCATAGAATTCAACGAGTTTTTCAAAACCTTTCTGGCGGTCAAAAGGCTTTTCATCAACATAGAGAAAATCATAATCCAATAATATATGAGTTTCTTTAAGCATTTGAGAAAATCTAATCCAATAATGAAAATCAGTTTGTATAGCAAAAAAATTGCCTTCCACTTCAATAGCAGAAGGCAAAATTGCTTTTGCAAGGTTAATCATAGAACCTCATTAAGCAGGTATTGTTCCTTCTGTAAATGAAGGTACACCGTTTTCAATTGTAACATATCCAATTGCAGGGGTTCCATTCTCATATACATTCAAGGAAATCTGTGATGAAGTCAAATTAAATTCATTCACAGCAATAGAAGCAGTGCACTTTTCAGCATAGTAATAAGTTGTGCCTGAAACTGTAGAAGAATCAAAAATAGAAACTAAAAGAAGTTCCTTTTTTGCGTCGTCTCCAATTGCTCGCTTTTTATACAAATCGTAGAACAATTCAAAGTCTGCCTCGCCTTTGTATGCTGTCAAAGTGAATGTTTCCGAAGGCTTATACTGTGTTACTTCAGTTGTTGGTGCTTCATCTGAGATGTAATCTCTTTCTTCTGTTGTAGGGCCCATAGACCGAGTAAATTCAGTTGCCTTTTTTACCTGAACCCATTCTGGGTTTGAGGCTGTTCCACCATTCAAGAATGGTCTGAACATATGCTTTTTGATTAATGTTGCCATTTTTCAACTCCTATTAATCTTCTTCATCTTCATATACCGTAAAACTTATTTCAACTGCAGAAAGTTGCCCCTCTATAGGACCAGCATCCATATAGAAATTGAACTCTCCTAAGTCGGAAGTTTCCACTGTATCAATTAAAGATGTATCATTGTCTACCGCGTCACGAAAAGCTTTTGCATAGTTACAAATCTGTTTTGCCAGCGTTTCAGATTTTGCACCTCTGCATAAAAAGGCAATAGTAAACTGTGAGGCCACAACGTAGCCGCCTAGTTCTTCATCACCATTTCTTTGGCTATCTGGCACGATTGCACACACAATGTTTGCTGTGTATTTCAATGGGTCTACTGACCCGAAAACAATGTTTTTTGATTGAATCTTTGACAATGGGATTTCTTCTGTTGAAAGTTCTTCTATTCTGTCATTAACATCTGCAAGAATAAAAGCTTTAATGTTATTATACAAATTAACCATTTTTTAACCCCAATATTTATTCATTTCTGTATCTACAATTTTCTGCAAGGTCTGCTCAAATGAGTTTCCTTCAAGGTAATTTTCCGCCTGTTCTATGAAATGGCGCCCTTTAATCGTGTGGCTAGATTTTCTAACCTTATAAGTCCGCCCATAGTTAAGAGACACAAGAACCGGAATAATGATGTCATTTCCTCGGCCTTGTTCGTATCTCTTAGGGAAAATGTTTACTTCCCCATTTTTAACTTTCCCTTTCTTAAAGATACTTTTTAAATTATATTCATACTTATGAGCCAGCAATGCTTTACCGTGGTAGAAGTCTGCTGCATTGAATGCCTCATTTTCTTTTTTTACTACATCTTTAGAAATTTCTGTCAAAGACTTCTTTTCAATTGATGCAATACTTTTTGCAGTTCCTTCAAGAGCTTTCTGTACTTCGTCAATTTCTGCTCTAACATTTATCACATCTTCACCGTATCGCCCTTGCGATAGATAGATAATCTCTGCAAATATTTAGTGTAATCAACAATATTAAGATATGATCTGGAAACTCCAGTATCTACAGAACTGTTCACACCAATATTAGAGCCTTGCTCTGCCTGAATAAGTGTAGCAATTTCAAGGCAAACTAATTTAAAAATGTCCGGAATAACAATAACTTCAGTTTCTTCATCATCAACAATAACAGTCTGTTTCCAGTCCTCATTTGTTTCCGGGTTGAACCCTACATAATCTGTAATAATCTGTGAGGCACTGTTAATATAGATTGCTGACAAATTTGTATCTTCTGGATAAACTCCAGAAAACTTTGTCAAAAGTTCTGTTGATACTAACACTTAACAGCCACCTTTATTTTTAAGAAATAATCTGTTTCCTTTTTGGAAAGAGTTGCAACCTGATTTTTTTTGAAAATTCCATGATCTCCAAAAACATCGCAAATAAATTTAACTTCTATTTTCTCTACTTTTTCAACTTTTGGCTCTAACTTCAATTCTGTCTGAACATTAGCAGGTTTTGGAGCCTGTGGTTTTTTCTGTGTATTATTATTTGTATTATTCGCCATAAAAAAGTACCTCTGAATATATAGTCAAAAAAGGGATTGCGTATTTCTACACAACCCCTTTATTAAGTTAAATGATGTGATTAAACATCAATTTTGAACTGGTGAACATCAGAATTGATGATTGGTTTACCACCAGCATAAGCTGTTGCATCAAATGTGCTGTATGTTGCAGAAGCTGTTTCTTTCTGTTTGATTTTTAACTGTCCAGCCATACCGATAGCATAGTTAGAAGCATCCATACCAACAGCGATTACATCACCGTCTGCCCAAGCGCCACTTTCACCAGAACCTGTTGATACAGCGTAATCTGTCAACTTGATTTTAACACCTTCAATCATCTTATCCCGGATAAGACCTTCTTTGTAGATCTTAGTTGTTTCATCTGTTGAGTTGTCCGAAAGGAACTTGCTGTAAACAACATTGCTCATATAGATAAATGGGTCTCGGTATTTCTTTGATTTAAGGTTTCGAGCGAATTCGCCAAGTTTAACCATTAAAGCACCTGCTGTGTAAGCTGTTCCAGTTACACCGAAAATACCAACCATAGCAACAACTGTGTCAGAACCAACAGTAATGCTCTTTCCGTTACACATACCGTCAGCCAAAAGGTCTGCGATAGCTTCTTCAAAAAGACCAGGAAGTTCTGCAGCAAGTGAAGCAGCTCCGAGTTCAAGCATCATGTCAGAAACTGGCAAACTTGAAAGGATTTCACAAGCATCAATAGATGTTACACCTGCAGTGTTAGACTTAGGTGTTCCTGTGCTTCCTTCTGACACAAAGTCAGCTTTAAGCTGTGTTCCCCATACTGGAATTTTTGTTGCAGCATTAGGACCATAGAAGAAACGAACGCCTTCCAACACGTCTGTGTTAGATACAACTTTCTTAACCAATTCACGAAGTGTATTAACAACACCTGTTCCGGCAAGATTTACTGTTCGTTTTTCAATCATTGCTTCAGCAATAGATCGCCACATTGTCTTTTCATCGTTAGTGTCGATTACTGGAGCCTGTGCCTGAGCAAGTTCTTTAACAAGATTTGCTCTTTTTTCTTCAAGTTCTGCTTTTTTTGCTCGAACTTCATCAAGGTTGATGTCTGCATTGTTTTTAACTTCTGCAGCAAGTGCTCGAAGTTCAATTTCTACATCATCAATTTTTGACTGGATGTTAAAATTTTCCATTGTCATTTCTCCTATTAAGAATTTCTAAATTGTTAAAGAGATTTCGAGTTCAAGAGCAAGTCTTTCCCGTTCTCTTTCTTTCTGTCTCATTTGTTCTTCAAGTTCTTTTCGTTTTCTTTCTTCTTCTTCTTTCTGCTGTTCTGTAATCTCCACAGAACGCGCTTCTTTCAGTTCGTCGATGAAAGAACGTGCAGAAATTTCAGTCCCGTCATTTGCTGGTAATGACACGGCAGAAACGTCAAATAACTTTCCGATTACTGTAATTGTTCGCAAATATTCTTCTTTTCCGTCATCAGCTTTTCTTTTTTCAACTTTTTCATCAGTTACAAGAAAACCAAACGACATCTTTGTTGAATATCCGCCTTTAATTTCTTCATGAAGTTTGCGGCCTTCTTCAGTTCCGCCAAGGTTTGCAACAACGTGCAATCCATGTTCATCTGGAGTTACTTCAAGAGTGTTATTAGATCCTCTTGCGTAAACTCTCCCTTTATGATCATACTGGAAAATTACATCTTCCATATTGCAGTTGTCAAAAGCCTTTGAATCAACCTGCTCAAAAATTCTAATTTCAGAATCTTCATACAGAATGTAAGGGTCATTGAATGTTGTTGCGTAACCTTCAACAATGTAAGGATCTTCAGCACCTTCTTCTTTGGCTCTTGTTTCCAGTACCATATTTCGATACTGTCTGCCCTGATTTATTCTTTCCATAAGTGTTTTGTCATATACAGTTTTATTTGACATAATAAACCTCTCTCTTATATAGTCTATACTTTGTCATCACCACCGGCGAAGTGGTCATTATTTCCAAGTTTTGCGGCTTCATTTTTCTGCTTTGCCATATATGCCTTTTTGGTTTCTTCATCCCAAGGCATCATGTTTGCTGGCATAAAGTGAGTGTTACCTGCTTCAATTGGTCGTCTGTTTTCAAGTGCTCTTGCTTCATCAATTGAAAGCAAACCATTGTTAATCTGCTTGATTTCTGTATCAATTCTACTAGCAAGAGAAACCTTATATACGCCATTGTAATCAAACTCAAAATAGTATTTCTGTTCATTAAGTAATTCATTGATTACTTCCTGGAACTGTGAAGCCATTGGCCGCAATGCAAACTCATTGAATAACACAAATATGTTTTCCAGATTATTAGAATTTTCAAATCCATTTAATAACTCAACAGGAACACCGAAAACCTTTGCAATTTCTCTTTCTTGGAACTTTCTGTTTTCTGCAAGCTGGGTTGCATTATTGTCTGAACCATTAGAACCCAGTTCTGAATATTCAATCCCTTTCTTCTTCAAGATAGGTCTGCCAGCATTTTCAACTCCGCCATATTCAGCCTGAAAGTTGTCTTTAATTTTTGTTGCGGTTGCAGCATCTAAATCAGGGAAAGCCCCGGACACATCAATTACAGTTCTTTTCCCAAGAATTCCTTTTGCGAAGCTTCTCTGTGTATATGTTTCAATATTTCTTGCTGTATCAAACACACTGTGAATTGCCTCAAAAATAGACTGTCCGCCTCTTTGTGTTGAATAACCGAATCTACTAGGAATATATAGAATTTCTTTCTGTGAAAGAATTTTTCCCCGATAATTGAAAATTCTTCTGTTTGTTTCAACATCTCTTTCAATTGTTACGTCAGAAGGATTAAGTCTGAATAAAGAAACAACCTCACCATTGTATTTTCTTATTAACCAGAAACACCCGCCATTGAAATAATCAATAGCCGACTGGTAGAAGAAATTATAATGACGATCATCAAGATTTGGTTCCTTAAGGACTGCATAAAGTGGATGATCTTTATTTTTCTGTTTATCATTTATATTGAAAATCCCAAAATTAAGAGACGCAAATTCACTTGCAATTCTATCTATACAAGCAAATGCAGTTGAATCAATTCCTAAATAAGGGTTGGATGTTGGAAAAAAGTCAGCAACAATCTTTGGCTGTGTTGCAGCATTCAAATTTATTTTTCTTTTTGTAAAAAGTCCCATTAAAAAAACCTCTAACTTATATAGTCATTATTGCGTATCAACAATATATCTTACTAACTTCTTCCAATACCAAAGTGGCATTGATACTTTTCCTGTATCCACGTCATATTCAACAACGCTTACACCTTCAACATAAGGGTTTGGAACTACGCCAGAATTACTTGGAATACTTGCGCAAGACATCAATAGAAGCGTTAAAGTCAGCAACATCATTGCCAGTATCAAAACTTTCTTTTTCACTGTTTTTTTCCTTTTGTTTTTCATTCATTTTATTTTGCTGAGAAATTAGATCTGAAGTCTTTTTTTGCTGAATAATTATAAAAAGCAAAATTCCAAAACTAATTACAGAAAATAAAACCAAAACTAAAATAAAAATTGTGCTTGTCATTCGTCTTTATTTCCTGGTTTAAGGTCTTTCAGCTTGTCGAGAATTACTGAAAGATAAGTTGGAGTCCACACTGCCACAATAGCAATAGCAGAATAAATAATATCTGTGATTTCTATGTTAATAAGTCCGAATGCCTTAAGAAGTGTTAAAGCCATAATCCATACCCCAGAAAGAACCATAGCAATTTTACTTAACACTTTTGCTCCTGGAGTTTTCTTTTCCTGTTCTTCAATTTCGTTTTCCATTTTTACCTCAAAAAAAATACTGGCTTGCTGAATCCACTTAGTACCACAGAGGCGTTGAATTTCTGTTATCGTGTCAGCCCCGAACCAGTCGGCTAATTCAATTTAAAAATGTATTGTCTTTGCGTTTTTGATCGCCACCAATATATAATCCGCTTAAGCGGTTATTATCTAAATCCAAGTTATCACTCTTGATGTTGTTGCTTCGCCCTTGTTATAGCAAACCGATGACTCAAGAGAATTAAAAACGCACTCTCCATTACTCATTACTACCCAATGGCCAGAAGTTCCAAAACTATATTTAACAGGCGTTGGATTAACAATTCTTGCAACCTGTCCCTTCTGTAAAGGTTGCTTGTCAACTATGCACCTTTTCCCAGAAACAAAAAAAATAAACTTTTCTGCATCTAATACTTCACAGTCAGAAGATAAAAGACCATTATCAATTGCCTTAGAAATCAAATCAAAATACTTTGTGTTGTCAGGTTTTATTCCCGCACAATAGATGTAACACATTGCAAGACAGCCGCTTTTTCCAATATTGAATGCTCTGGTCTGTGGATGTAAACTCATTTTAATTTCCTTGTATGTTGATTTTTCCTTGGATGAGCAAACTAACTTTTCCGTTAAGGTCTGCAAGTTGCTTGCTAATATCGAGAAGAAGTGCTTCATTTGTTTTTTGGTTCTCTTTGATGTATTTTATTTCTTGATCGTGATGTTTCACCTTCGCAAAGTACATTCCTAATGTAATGCACCAGCCTCCTACTGTAGCAATTAAAGTAAAAATCCATTTGTAGTCCATTTGCTCATCCTTTCGCTTGTTTTAATTACTTTTCTGAAATAAACAATGCGCAAATTTCAGCCACGGCAGTTTCACCGATAGCAATTGCACCATTAATTGCAGTTGCATAAGCAGGTTTGCAGAATGTTACAATTGCAATAGCAACAGCACAAAGTCCACCAGTAATTCCAACAACTAATTCATAAGTCTTTTTGTTCATTTTTGACTCCTTTATACCTATATAGTCATAAGTTCTATTTCAACTTTTGGTTTACCCTTATCATAGAAATTTCTAATATATATTTCTGAGATTATTTCCCAGTTATCATCTGCAATAATTTCTGCATCCTGGAGCAAATCAAGAATAGAAGAACAGCCATTGTCAGAATCTCGCCGCCTTAAATCTCCATGCGTAAATTTCAAAAATAAAACACTTTTCTGATTGATAGGAAATGCAGGTTTTCCTTGCTTATATAATTGGATCATTGCCTCTGAATGCCATTCTTGATAACGTTTAGATGGTATTGTCTTGCCATTTTTAAGTGTAATTCTTGAATTTTTCTTTGCTGGAGTTTCTCCAGCAATTAAATATTTTAAAATCATATAAACCTCATAAAAAAACCTCGTAAGTTGGTAGCTTACGAGGCCAAAACAAAAAAGGAGGACACCACTTAATGTCATGTCATATATATAGTCAATTATAGAATTGCAAGAAGTGTATCTTTATCTATTTTTTGGACTTCATCATCATTTACAAGCATTGAAACCCCATGCGCCATTGTACACGCAACAATAGGGTCTATTCTTTGTGTACTGGCTTTTGATTTCTTCATAGGCTTGTAATTATCATTTGCGTCTGGTCTAATTTCTACATTGTGCATAGCCCATAAGCTTAATGGTGAATTGTCTACAACCTTGCCTTCTTTGATTTCTTTTTCATAACTTTTGAAAATTGGAGAAAGTTTTTTAAGGCTCTGTTCTATCTCAATCAACATAATATCTGGCCTTTGAGCTTCTATCCCGTCAATTACATCTCTTGCGTGCCATTTATCATAACCCAATGCTTGAATATTAAATTTTTCTGCATCTTCAAGAAAATCTCTAACAATGAATTCATAGTCTATTGTTGGACCTGGTATTGTTCTAATAATCCCTTTTTCTGCCCAACCAAAGAAATTTGCATTTTCTTTTCTGTATCTATCTGACAATGTTTGTTCTGGAATATACCACCTATGAAGGAAATATGATTTTCCGTCTCTTTTGAATTTCAGAACATATCCTGAAAGGTCATCAACTTGTGAAAGGTCCAAACCTCCCACACAAGAGCAATCAATAAAGTCATTCTCATTGAATACAATGTCTTTATTTTTCTGCCAGGTTTCTACCGGTAACCAAGATTTCTCGCCACCGCCTCCCCATATTCCGAATGTCTTTGCCTTTAATTCTGGAATCTTATGCGGAGTTAATTCAGCATCATCAATGTCGGCTTGAATAACTGAAGGGTCAATGATGTCATATAGACTTGGGTTTGCTTTCTGCCATACTGCTGGGTTGTGATAGTCGTCTGTTTCGTCTATGGCATATATTACACAGAAGAAATCCTCTTGAGTTTGAGTTCCATTAAGAATTCGTTTTGCTTTCAAATTCTGTTCATAACAGGGACAATTAACTTCTGTGTCTGCTGTTGTAATTACAACCATTTGTGCATCTTTTTTGCTTCTCATACCATATTGCATTGAAGTAAACATCTTGTCACTTGCGAAGGCGTGATATTCGTCCAAGGCAACAAAACGCGGTCTGAATCCGTCCGCGTCTTTTCCACCGTCACAGAAAAAACCCAGTCTTGATTTTTCTTCAAGGTCCCGAAAAATAATTGCAAGAGATTTACAATCGAGAAGATCTTCAAGGTTAGAATCTGCGTGAACAATATCACGAACTTCCTTAAATGTCTTTTCTGCCAGATCGTCTCGTGAAGAAACAATATAACTTTCACTTGCTTTGTATTTTAGAAAATTATATAAAACTAAAGGCAGCAATAATCCTGTTGTTTTACCTTGCTTTCTGTTGACTTCAATATAAGCCATTCTGAACCGCTTTCTTTCTGGATCCATTTTATATCTCCACCCTTCAAGGTTAGCAAAACAGAAAATCTGCCAAGGCAAGAGTTTTAATTTTTCGCCACTAAGGTCTCCAGGTTTAAGCTCTTCCGCAAATCCACATACAGCTTGAACGCAATCCCAGTCGAAATAAAAAAGAAAATCTTCATCTTTACTTCTTTTCATATCTTTGACAAATCTTTGAACTGCCTTTTTTAAGTAAATTCCTGAAATGATATTTCCTTTCTGTACATCTTCAATGTACTGAAGGCAAATTGATTTATAGTCTCGCATTAGTTTCCAACCTTTCGCATTGATAATAAGTTATTTATTGCATTATCATTTTTTTCTATTTCTTGTGAAGTTCTTATTGCGTTAAGTTCATTAAGTTTAAGCTGAACTCTTGCAGCAGGCGTGATATAGAATTTTGCTGCGAGATCATCAAATCTTTTTGTAACCTTGTCATATAGAGTTGAATAATATTGATAGGTTTCCATTTCTTCAATGTCAGTTTCTCGGATTTTGGCATCTATTTCATGAATTCGTTCCAGGTATCTGGCCATAGTTTCAATTTGGTTTATGTCAACTTTGCTTAATACATGGAGTGTCCGCAGATTTTCAATAACTTGTTTATAAAATTTTTTCCCCGCCTTCGTATGAATAGATTTAGGCACACTTATTTTTTCATCCGGGGCAACGATCACAGAAGTCTTAGCAATTGCAACATCTGCCGACTGAACTTGCCCCGAATCTCTGTCTTTTCTGTATGTTCCTTCTAGTTTTTTCAATTCTGTAGGTTTTTTAGGTCTGCCTGCTGGCATGGCGCCCCCCTCTAAGTATCAATTTTGACATTCTCGCGAGAAAACTCGGGGGCGTTGCAATTAACTGTTAATTCAAAATCACAGGCCGGGATTATATGAAATATCCCCTGCGAAAAGAAGTTTTTCTCAATTAAGAACAAAATATGTCCTGCTTTATCGTACCTCTGGTTCAGGCCGCCGCAACAAGCGTCTGTAAAAAATGTTTTTCAAACCATTCTGATTCAGTACTTGTCACAAATTTACCCTCGCTGGAAAAGATGCTCTGGGGAGGGGTTCTTGTACTCATCGTGGATCATCTCGTTCACGGAGAGTTGTTTACCTTCAATCTACGCGAACTTCTTACCATAGGTATCCCAATGTCAGTCGTTGTTACGGCAGTCTGGCTGATTCTCGTCTTAAAAAGCAAAGCAAGTTCACCTAAAGCCAAAGATTTTTGCTAATTTTGCAGCAAAATGTGCTGAATCGTGAAGTTTTACAACAATAATACCCTAATTCAAGGAATCTATAGTTTCCTGATTTCATTTATCTCTCTTTCCGCCACCATATCTTGTTCCAGGGAAATTGCTCCCGAGAATAGTGAGACGGCTGCGGAAACAGTAATTTACGCCACAGTTGAACTTGCCCGACAGACAAAGATAGAATACTCCGAAAATGACCCCGTCGGACGCGCTTCGGGATTGAAATCCGTCTGGGAAGAGGGCGATTTCTTCTATGCTTTCAGTGGAGACAAAACAGTCCGCTTCGAGATAGAATCCGGAGTCGGAACGAGCTCTGCGATTTTCTCGGCGAGCGCTTCCGGTATTACAGAAGACACCCAATGGAAGGCAGTCATTGGCAAGAACTCAATTGTATCTGCCGGCTCAATTGCCTGCCCCTTCACGAGCCAGACCGCAAGTTTGTCCCGCCTTGGTGACTTTGACTACATTGTAGCTGAAGGCAGCGGTACAACCCCCGGCTTTGACTTCAGTGAGGGAACGCGCCTCAGTTATTTCATCCGCATAGTACTTCCTGCCGGAATACGCTATATCGAATACTGCACCTCATCCTCCTGGACGGTAAGCGCGACGGAAAACACGGTAAGCTACGACAACAACTACGACAAGGTCTCGATGGTTGACCTTGGAGTCGAATCCGCCAAAGGAGACGTCTGTTATCTCTCAATCCCCGCCGTAGCGCACCACGCTGCCTCCAACGTCCAAAAAGGTTGTATCTTCACTTTCTTCAACAGCGCAAAGACCAAATCCAACGGCACTGTTGTAAGCCTTGACCTTTCCGGTCAGGGCGGAAAGATAGGCACTCTCGATTTTTCCGAAAAGAAATTGATTGACCGTCCGCTCGCGAGCGAAGCAATCTCATTCGGAGCAATACCCGTAGTGGTAGAGAAGGACCAAGAAGGCATCAATTCATACGACAATCTGAAAGAATACAAGCTCAGCACAAGCGTATCTCCGGCCTGGGCCCCATTCAACCTCGGAGCAAACATAACCAATCCTTCCAACAGGGAAGCCTTGTACGGAGAATACTACTGCTGGGGCGAGATAAACCCGAGAACATCATTTTCAGATGACAACTCCCACTATTCCTACCACGGCGGCAACACGATAGGTGGAATAGAGAACTACAAGAGCACTTGGATAGGCCCGAGGATAAGCTATCCGGTATCAGACGGCACGTCAGCAGGGACGATGACTTTCCAGAGGATATCCGGAACCAAATACGACGCCGCCCGTGTCAAATGGGGAAGCGAATGGAGAATGCCTACTCCCGAAGAACTTATGTCCTTCACCGGAGGAAGTCTTTCGTCCAGTGACGCAGGCACCACGACAGAGACCGGATTCACCTCAACCAATATAGTCTTCGGAGCCGGTACATATTACGAACAGGACGTCCCCGGCAGGAAATACACAAAAAACGGCAAATCAGTATTCTTCCCCCACGGCGGACGCTACGGTACCGGCCTGGCCTACAATGGAGTAAGGGGCTTCTACTGGTCCGATTCAAGAATCAGGACCACTCCCTCCAACGGCGATCTCACCAACAATCCTTTAGGACGCGAAACGAGCGGAGGAAGCCTTAACTACAGCAGTTTCCCGACATTTTACGGTCTAACGATCCGCCCCGTACTAAATATCGAAGGAACGAGTTCATCCCCCGGCCTTATTGAAGCAGATGAAGTCGTATTCCACGGAACTACAATCAGCTCAGAAAGCAATATATACGGCATAATTCAAGACGAAAAGGGCAAAGGCATACCCGGCGTCACAGTATCAGACGGGTACAGCTGCGTTTCGACAGATGAGAACGGAGTCTATCAGATGAAGGCAGACAGCAGGATACGCACAGTGAATGTCACCGTCCCTGCCAGCTATGAGATTCCCATTGAGAATAGCGGAAAACCGTCATTCTACCAATATGTAACTCTCGGCGGGACTCCTGTTGAACGTAGTTTCAAGCTGGCTGCAAAGTCCTCATCCGACAAGCGTTTCACAATAATAGTCGCAACCGACGAACACGTCAATACAGACAAGGTCCCTGAAAGTCTCACAAGGTTCAAGACCGCGATGGAGGATATTCAGGAGACTGTCACCGACCTCAGGGACGGCTTGCCTGTGGGAGCCGCCGGAGAGGAGGCCGGCGAAGTCATAGCGATATCTATCGGAGACCAGCTTTGGGACAATATGACAAACAATACAGATGCAGTCCTGAGCGAATACAGAAATCTTACAGACACTGGATCCCACAAGGTTCCTTTTTTTTTCACTATAGGCAATCACGACCACGACAATTCGACAGACAACGAATATAGCGGTACGGCATCGTTTGTCCGCAATTTCGGCCCCACTCAATACTCCTTCGACAGGGGGAACGCCCACATCATAGTAATGGACGACATACTGATGACAGGCAGCGGAACTAAAACAGTTGACTACAAAGCAGGATTCACTACGGAACAGGTCGATTGGCTCAAAGCGGACGTTGCAAAGGTGAGCGACAAGAGTAGCAAGATAGTCATACTCTGCGTCCATGCCCCGCTCAGTTCGGCTAGCGCAGGCGACAGCGGCACCCAAAGCGCCGTTATGAGCCAGCTCAAGAACAATTTCAAAAGCGTTCACGTCTTTTCAGGCCACACCCACGTAATGAACAACAACTACTACAAAGGCTGGACTGCAAAAGGAGGACGCAACATATCAGAGCACACAATTCAGAGCCTCGCAGGCTATTT